AACCTTCCAACAATTCATCTCCCAGATTTGTGCAGGGTGCTTCAAAGCTATATTTAAGCCCTGTAGAATCAACTTCCAGTTTCAGGCTACCTGCACCATATTTAGAACGTGCCAGAATACCTCTGTCTTCATTATGATTCAAAAGGCATAAAATATCTGACTGTTGTAGCACTCCTTCCAATGCCGTAGGTTCTATAACTTCTGTAAACCCTCCTAAATCTCTAGATTCAGAATTGAATACTATTGCATACCCCTCAACAATTCTAGAATCTTCGTTTCTTTTTTCAATTTTACAATTTCGTGTTTCTTTCATAGTATCGTAGTAATCCCTTATACATATATTACCTTCACCCTAGTATCTCCCAGACAGGGATTATCAGAGCAGTAAACTGTATATTGTTCATTATATCCTGATTCATTAGTGTAATAGAACTTGGCTACTTCTCTGAACCCTCCTTCAAATCCACCTACACTGAATACGGCTTCTCCATAATGTGAAGGATATGCAAAGCAGATATATTCATCCTTGCCTGCATTTACTCTGAAATTCATTTCTGTAGCTTGCCGTAGTTCTTTTGTAAGAGATTCAATAAAGCTGGAATTATAAGTAGTAGAAGATGATACACCGTAATATATATTATTCATAAACTTAATATCAATAGTTTTAGATTTGATGGTAGTTCCATCATTTACTTTTAATGTGAATGATTTGTTGCTGTTGAATGGAGTATCAAATGTGAAAGAACTGCCTGTCACAGGTACATCATTAATAAATTGTTCCGTTGCTGGCTGGCTTAACTTCCAAGTCAAAGTAATACTGCTAATGTTAGTTCCTATTTCCTGTACTGGTGCTACATTGCTAGTAAATGAGGTTATATTAATAGCTTCATACAGCAATGAATCCAATGTGTCTTTCACAGTTGTACTGTCATATCCTACATTTTCAGCAAGTAAATCGGAACTTGTTACGAACTTGGAATCATTTATTAAATCAGACGTGAAATTAGGTATTTCACTAGTATCAGCTTTAGCAGCCAGTGCTTCTTCCAGTTCTTTTAGTTCCTTATTAATACCTGTCGAATCAAAATCAGATAAATTAGTAAGCTTGGTTTTATCTTCATTAGTATAATCATTAGTAGATAATCCTTTGCCAGATTCCTTATCAACCTTTTTTGCCAAGTCTACAACATTGGTAAACTGTGCATCATTGGAAAGCTCCGTTGTATATTTGGGAACTTCATCTTTGGAAGCAAAGTTACTATCATTCACTAACTGACTAAGTTTAGTAGGTACACTATTTATATTGACATAATTACAGTCATTTTGCAACTCGCTTACTTTGGTAGGTAAATCATCTCTAGTGATAAATCCCATATCATTTATCAACTGGCTTAGTTTAACCAGTCTTTCCTTTGATTCAGAACAGCAATATTTTAGACCATCCTTATCTGCTACTATGGTATAAGCCCTAATCATTTTATAGCAGTGACTATCATCATTCTTTATAAATGTACAGATAACATTATAGTCTCCCAAAAGCATTTCCTGCTGTTGTTCGGCTGTTACCTCAAACTCAATGCCTTTCACTAAAGTACTATCATAAAGAACAGTATCCCCTAAATCTTCTTCCCTCTCTTTAAGGACTATATCAACTATTCTGGCATCTGCTACATATTTCTTGGATGGAACTGTAGAATGTTGATACATTACCTTCAAATCAGTAACAGCAGATAAATCTACATAGCCGTTGCAATCCTTTATAGTCCAAGTAAAGCTAAAATCATTGCCTTTAATTATATACCTCATCGTCTTTCTCTATTTGCTTAGTAACTGCATTATCTAGTGTCTGTACATTCACCTGTACAAATGATTTGTCACCGTTTTCAATAGCTGGTAAATCCAGATTCTTTCTGATTTCATTTGGAGTAATCACACCAATCTGGAACAGCGTATTATAATAACTAGCCAGACTTGCCTTATCTGCTCGAAGAAGAACGGAAGTGTCAAAACGAACATCTATATTATTCCTTTCAGACGGCTTATACAGTTTACGTTCAAATTCCAGTTCTATCTTTTCCAGTAGTGGTGAAAGCGTATCAGTCAAGAAAGCTAGTTGAGTAGCTTCTACTGTACTATAACTGGACTTGGACAAATCAAATGCCTTGACTGGTGACACACCGAAGAATCTGCAAATATCAATCACATTAAACTGTCTGGTTTCCAGTAATTGTGCATCAGACGGATTCACTGTTATAGGCTGAAAAGTCATATTGCCTTCCATTACAGCCACGCCATTAGGAGTACCAGTAATAGAATTAAAAGCACTACTCCAAGCTGTTTTAATGTCCTGCTTCTGTTGTGCAGTCAATGAGGATTCCACTTTGATAATGCCAGCCAGATTAGCACCTCCTTTGAAAAATCCTTCTGCGTGCGCTTCTGAATCAGCAGTTAACCCTAATGTATTTCTAGCGTGCTTCAAAGTGCTTATGCCTGTAATCCCGTCATAGCTGAAATTCAGGATATGAATCATATTGATAGCTTCTACCAGTTGATTCATCCCTGTAATGTTGTACATCTTCTTGCCGTTTTTAAAAGTGACTAATACAGAATCTGATTTTAGAAATATCAGTTCTTTGGCATCACCTTTTTCATCTCTGTTAATAAGAGCATAGCCATTACCTGTAAGAAGCACACTGGTAACTAGCGTCTTGATAAAAGTAAATCTGCTCATTTGGTCGTTCGGTTCTCTATTCAACAGCCAGTATGTAGGGTGTTTAGTAAATTTAGTTTTAAATCCCTCATCATCTACATAATACGGTTCTAACGGTAACTGTGCAACGGAATCACTTATCACATCTACACATCTGTAAACGGCAGATAACAGCATAGCTTTTGATTCTGAATATGTAGTAGCTGAATTATAAAATAGAGAATCTGAAAGAAAGTTATAGCTGCGTTCTTCTTGTCTAGCTTCTTTCTTTTTAAATGGATTGAAATTGATATTGAATTTCATTAAAATGTAAAAATTTGGTTTGTGTAGTGTGGTACTTGCAAATACATACCTAAAGCCTGTATCATAGATATAGTTCCATCAATCTTCTTTTTGTCTACTTGTTTGTTAGGTTTGATGTTGCCATTATGGTCTGACTTCAAAGTCACATTCCTAAAGCAATACCTGTTTATTTCATTGTTGTCTATTACTGCCTTACCAGATAATATAAGCCGTTCCATCTCTCTGGTAGGCTTATTGAAGTTGGCTAATGTCTGTGCGTATTCTTCAAGTGGCAATCCTTTTTCTGTCGAATCAATAGCCCACTGTGTAGCATTATACTTATCATATCCTACAGCCTGTATATTAACTACTTCTGAATATTTAAGCATATCAGTAGTTATGTAATCATAATCAGTAACATTACCAGCAGTAACAGTAAGTAAACCAGCCCTTTTCCATAGCTTATAAAGTTCCTTGTCTGTCTTATCTGTAAGTGCCGATTCAGGAAGGTAGTAATGAGTTTTAAAATAGTATTTATCACTATCAACGACTAAATAAGATACAGCAGTTAAATCACTGGTAGCAGCTAAATCCACTCCAACATAACAGGGTAATCCTTTGAATTTTGACAGGTCTACTGCTTGTGTACACTTTATAATACTTTCATCAGACAGCCAGACTGTAGCACTGTCACACCATTGGTTAAGTGTCTTGGTACGTACTCCCACTTCATCAGAAGGATTATTAATAGCCTGCTGTACTTGTCCTTTGATGTATTTGCTGGTAACAGTAATATTCAAATTAGGAGCAACTTTCATCCAGTTCTTTTCACTTCTCCAATCATCAGCAGCATCTAAAGAATAGATGGCAATAAACATTTCATCATCTGCTTTCAATTCATTAAGCACTTCTATAGCTACAGTTCTTAATTGGTAACAAGGTAAAGTTTTGTCGAATCCAGCAGTAGTAATAGTACACAGGTGTGGATTCTCACGCATACCCATACTGGATTTTATTACATCCCTTACCTTACTTGTTTTGGCAGCGTGGTATTCATCCAGTAAACCGAAACTGGCATTAAATCCATCCAGTTTGCTATCATCAGCAGCAAGTACCTTCAATTTACTATTAGTAGCCTTAAACAGAATATCAGCCCTGTAAGCTGTCAAATATTTGCCTTTGGTATCCAGTCCCTTACTAAACTTGGAACACATATCAAAAGCTATCTTTGCCTGTTCCTTACTGTTTGCTGCCAGCAAGACTTCTGCACCATCTTCACCATCAGCAATTAGATAATACAAACATAAGGCGGCAGCTAAAGCAGTCTTACCTTGCTTTCTGGATACTTCTATGTATGAACTGGTGAATCTCCTAGTTCCTGTACCCTTCCAGTAAAATCCCAGTATATTAGCTATAATAAACTGTTGCCAGCCTTCCAGAATGAAGTTACTGCCAGCGTGCTTGCCTGTATAATGTTTCAAAGTGCCAATAAAGCTAATAGCCCTGTCTACTACATCTTCCCTAAACTCCAAATCACCCCTCAATAAGTCATTCTGGAATCTCTTACAAGCCAGTTTTATTGTATCGCCTGTTACTATTTCATTATTA